AATGCCAGCACCCGGCAGTAGCCGAAGATCCCGTACACGGTCGGCAGGAGGGCTACATCCGGCGCCAGGAAGGTCCACTCCAGGGCCGCGGCCCCATAGTTCGCCTCCGCCTTGCCGGCGGAATTAACCTTCATGGTCCACATATCCGCGACCAAGGATGCGGATTCCTTGACCACGTTATCCAGGGGCACCGGGGCATATCCGTAGGTGGCCCCGGTGGTCAGTTCTTCCAGGGTGGAAAATAATGTGGAGCCGTCGGGGATGATCTGGTTCTTGTAGAGCCCAACCACCATGGCCTGCTCCAGCAGGACCGCCTTCAGGGCCTCTTTCTCGCCTTCGTTAGAAATATATAGCGCGCACATAACGGCCTCCTTGATTTCCTTAGCCTGATTTGTTATAAATAAAACGAGCCGCAACGGTGCTTGAACACCGAAACGGCTCTCTCCCCAGAATCACCCTATCAAGGAGGGCGACCCCGTGGATAGCCAGTATCTTAACACCCCCGAAGAAATTTGGAAACCAATTCCTGACTTCCCCGGATATGATATTTCCGATCAGGGCCGCGTGAGGTCTTACTGGCATAGAAAGATTATTCGGTCCACAAATGGAAGGATTACTGATACGGAAGATGTTCTGGGGGGCTATCCCAATAAAATCCTCCGTCCTTCTGGCAAAACCTATCTGCAAGTCACTTTGACCAAAGACCGAAAGCACTTTACATTTTTGGTTCACAGGCTCGTTCTGGAAACCTTTGTCGGTCCCTGTCCCCCTGGAATGGAAGGTAGGCATAGTGACGGGGTTCCCGCCAACTGCTCTCTCGAAAATCTTTCCTGGGGTACTCATAGTGAAAATATGCTGGACCGAACCCGACACGGAACAAATTGGGATAATCGGGGCATGAATTGCCCTGTAGCCAAACTCACCGACACCCAAGTTTTGGAGATAAGATACTTGGGCAGCCTGAAAGTCTCTCAGACTCAAATCGGCAAAATATATGGAGTTACCCCATCTCATATTAGCCGCATCCTCAGTCGTGATGTATGGCGCCATTTGTAATAGATGGACATAGCCTCTCTCCTTTCAGCTTTTAGTAGGGCATCACGTCGCCCGAAGAAACTGCTGCCGTCCTGAAACGGTATCTGCGTGACCTAAAAAGGTCTCTGCAACGATGAATTAATCCTGTACCGAACGTCCCCTGCCTAATCTGGTCTATTTCATCGTCGGTGAGAAGATCATCGAATATAACAACTTCGTCAACCTTGCCATCATAACGATATTCTGTGTCGCCTGCTCTTGCCCCAATACGAAAATCTGCATCTGATACATTTAATTCATTTGCCCTGTTCGAAGAATATGTATAAACTGTGTCGTTTAAAACCCGGTAAACCCTAACCGAAATAGTTTTTGCAATGCCATCAACTACTACGGCTACATGATACCATTCACCATTTGCAATAGAAATGCCAGTACTAAAAGAGTCAACACTATCACCTGAATTATATCCCCATAAGATTTGTAATACATTACTATAAGTTGCAAGGCTAAAACTTCTTTTACTATTTACGTTATATTTCCCTAAGAAATAGGCATTGGCAGGTTGGCTTTCTTGCTTTATCCAACAACACCAAGTAAATTTTTTAGATGTATCTCCACTTTTTAAGGGAAATCCAGCATCCAGATTCGCATTTACAATCGTGAAATAATCATAATCGTAATGTTCTATATCAACACAAGCCCCACCTTCCTGGAAATCAGCCACATCAGTAACCGGGGTCGCTACGGCCGTAAGCGTATTCGTCCCTTTGGAGTCAGCTGTCAGAGCCCCATCCTCAAACCGCCAAAGGGCCTTGCACCGAGAATCGCGGGAAAAGTCGTTGGCCACTTTTTTAGTCCGTTATGCTGTTGACGAACCCGCTCAAAGTTACCACATTGGCCACGCTGGCAAACGCCTTAACCACCATGCCATTCTGAAGGATGAGACCCGGCAAGATGGGAACGAGACCCACCTGGGAGGCCAGGGTGAGTACGATGTTTTGGTCCGGCACACCGGCGCCGCCGAATTCAATCGTGAGAACCACGCTACTGGTATGGCCGTTGTATGCCCAGAGCCAAATTTCATCGAAGGTCCCCGCGGTTGTCCCGGCCACGGCGGTATGGATGGTTGTGCCGGCGGTTGCGGTTTCAACAACCTTGACTGGCTTGCCATCGGTGGAGCCGGATAATTTGCGCTTAACAGCGGTTGCCATGACTACTTCTCCTTAGCCGAACACTTGGATAACCAGAAAATCTGGGGCCGGAAGACCGAGGATGGCTTTAGTTTCCGCCAAGGTCTTTTTGACAACTACTCCGTTTCCCGAGGCCACCAGAAAATCATTGGCGGCGGTGACTAATGAGTGCTTCACCACTTCTTCGTCAAAGGCAAGTTTCTTCCAGGTAACGGCCATTTACGCCCCCAAATACTTCTTTGAGGCCTGCTCCATGATCTCGGCTTCCAGCATCTTGATTACCAGCAGAGCTTGGGGCAAGGGCAACCGGGATTCCGAGATAAAAGCCACGAAGCGATTATGCAGGTGGCCCATCTGGTCTTCCAGGTATGCCTCGTACCGTAAGGCCTCGTCGGCTACCACTACCTGGGTTTCAGTCTTTTTTCTCGTCGTGGCCATTCGCTTGCTCTCTCTTTAATCGGCGTCGCTCCCGGAGGGAGAGGGGAGGGTGAGCCTCGTCGCCTTCTCCCAACAGTCGCTGCAAGACCCGCGTGAGGACTTCTCTTTCCTCCGCTGTCAGTTCCATGGGTGGCCTATGCAATCACCGTGCAGACATAGGGGGCCAGTTCATCAACCCGGAAACACCCCTTGCCGAGCACCGGATCAATGGCCGCCATAGTGGTCGCGTTTGCCGTTTCAGGAAAAGCGACGTCGCCTTCATCGGCAGCCCACCCCAAAACGCTGTTGGCCCCAACCTTGAGAATCTGCCCTTCGGTCCCAACCGGGAGAATCCCCGCTGTGTTGGCGCCGGCCCCCACAATCAGGTCGCCTAGGGCGTCGATGTCCGTTTCCATGATGGCGCCGGCTGCGGCAACATTGTCAGCATCGGTGACATCGGCCCCGTCTTCCACGTTGGCGATGGCCCGGAGGTTGGCGGCAGTGAGGGCGGCGATGTTACCCCCGGTGAGCCGCCCAACCACAGTCTGCTCGCCCACGGTCACGGCCGCCGGAACATTGTCGTCAACCGCGGCCAGGACGGTGTGGGCGTTAAACAAGGACTTCAGAACCACATCTTCTTCGTAAGCAAGTTTCTTCCAAGTCACGGCCATGATCGTCTCTCCTTATTCTACGGCCACATACAGGCCATTATCCGCGGCATTGTAGCCGACAAATCCCTCTACCGGAGATCCCGGCAGAGTCATGGGGACCAACACGATCCCCTGAAACTCAAAAGGTTCAGCACAGCTTTCCCATTCTTCGGTGACCGCGTTGTACCGGATGATGTCGCCGGTGTTCTCTCCTGCCGGGAGTATCCCTATGCCATCCTTCCCGGGCGGCCCCCGGCTCACTTCCACAACTACTGCTTGCTGCTGTGGAACTATGACAGCAACTTCCCCTTGAGCTTCAATCAAGACCACTTCTGATTGAGGGGCAGTTATTTCGGTCATGCCATCTCCATGCCGCCCGCATCATCCCGGGTGACGGTGCCCACTACATTTACTTGCCCCTCGATATAGTTCTGGCGCAAGCCGTGGGGGTCGGTAAGAACCAGGTCCCAGAAAGTCGCACCACCGGGCAGCAAGATGGTCTGGGTGTCCGTCAGACTGAGGGTGATGGACCCTATAAGAGGGTCAATCGTAACCTGAAAGGCCGCCAGTAATGTCGCCGCGTCCTGGTTCTCCCTGATTTCGGCCTTGCCGGAGTAGCCGGTCAGGTCCATGACTTCGCCCAAATTCTTGAGATAGAAGGTCTGGGAAAAGTCCCGGTCCCGGTAGACGGTCAGGTTGTAGGTCGCGGGTTCCATTATGTGAGCGCCCCCAAATCAAGGATTGAACTCAGTACCGGGTCGCCCCCGTTCCTCTGATTCCCGGACATGGCCATGATGATCTGAGGAACCCCCTGCTTTACCCGGAAGAGGCCCGCTCCCTGGGAACGCACCGACATCCGTAACCGGCTCTCGGTAAGGTGTACCAGGTGCCCGGTCTGGGTACCCACGACATAGCCATGAGCCCCAATCCAAACCGGAGAGGGCAGTTGCGATAGACGACGGCTGATTTCGTACCCGCCCCCCACGACGGCCCCAGGCAGTTCAGCGTACACCAGAGTCCCCGGTACCGCGCCTTCCCCCATCCGGGTCAAGATCATCTTGGCCGGGTCGGACCCGTCCAGAAACCAGGTGGTCGTTTCGGAATTAACGAAAAGGCCGTTGTTCACCGGGGCCACCATCACCAGATCTTCCAGAAAAGGTTTAAAATTCTGAACACGAAACCATTCATACTGAAAGGGGTCACTGTAAATCAGATTCCGGCCCTGACAGGCCCACATCCGCCCGAAAGCCTGGGCGAAGTGACAGATCCCAGAGGGCGGCGCCACCGCAAAGGTCGGCAACGGGGTGATCTTGGGGGCCTGGCCGGTGATTATGCCGTTCGCCACGGTCGCCAAATATAAGTCGGTTCCGTTGGGGTGCGTGATCCAGCACAAGGCCCCGGACGGTAGATTGTCCAGCCGGATTCCCTGGGTACCGCCTTCCCAAGACACCCGCACGAGGGGGCCGTTGCCACTGATACGGCCCCCTCCCGCGGCGTCGGCGGCGGTGTAGCATAGGGTGTAAGTTCCCGGGGGCATGTCGCCGGCCACAATGCTAATGGCCGGGGCGGGGGGTAAGGACAGCCCCCAGGACCTTAATTCGTTATTCAGCAGGTCGTAGACGGCCTCCCAGGTGGGCGTGGCCATGTAAATCAGGTTGTCGAGCTCTTGGTAGGTGACTTGGGCCTGGGGGCCGGTGACGGCTCCGATGGCGGTTGCGATGGCCCCGTCAATCCGATAGAGGGTGCCATTGGCCACCACCAGCATAATGGCCCCGGCCCACAATGAATGGGCCCCTGGTAGGGGGATTTCAAGTGCGAAACCCTTGCGCCGGACGAGCTTGCCTCCATCAGTCACCTCCGCGTTCAAGACGATCTTGGGCGTGATCCGCTTGCTGTCATCCAGAAGCACCCCGGGGGCCTGCTCCAGGTTGTTCATGCCGTGGAATCCGATAGCGGTTATTGGTCGGGGCATGAGGTCTCCAGGGCTTCTTTGAGGCGGCTATACCATGGCGGGTCTTCCCAGGCTTTTGTGGTGGCAGTCTTCATACACTCCACCATGGCTGCCATCTCTCGCACATCTTCCCGCCGCACCCGCACGTATTCCGAAGCACCAAAGATTCTCTCTCGATGACAGTCTTGCTCATCCATAGAACCGAATCCCCACCGGGTCGCGCCCACCGTGCCGCCGTGGGCCGCCCTGGGCCGCCGAAAGATACTGCACCAGCCCGGGGCCATCCACCCGGGAGCCTTGTAATCCCGCTACCAATTTCCCTTGCCAGTACTGCAGCCCTTTCGGGTCAAAATTCTCCACCTGGTCCTGCAGGTGCTCAAACGCCTTGATGGCTACCTTGGGGATAATCACCCGGGAGTGGAAGGACTCGGGGATGCAAGTGGGCACGTCCGAGGCCCTGGTGAGCACCGGTGGCTTCCTGTAGTACCACAGGTAGAGGGTATCGTTGGCTTTGGGGTAAACTCCGATTTGCGCTTCAGTCACCGCCACCGAGGTCACGTTGTCGCCGGTCTCATCGTGGTCAATGTCCAGCCGGTCCAACACATCCAGGGTCCGGTAGCGCCGAACCTCGTTGTAGTTCCCGTCGGCGCACCGGAAGAGGTGCTTGTGAAAATCGGCCGGAAGGGCAAAAAGCCAGGCAGCCGTAGTCACCGCCAAGGGAGTTGGCGCAGTGGTTTTGAGGGCTGGGAGATAAAAGGCGGCGGCCACTTCCAGGATGGCGATATTGATCCAGGAATTGAAGGAGCCAACCAAGCTCCGGTCCTGCACCGCCAAATTCAGGGCCGATTCCAACTCACCCAGGTTCATAGTCGTTCTCCCGTAAAACCTCTTCGCCGTCTTGCGCCCGGCGGATGAAACCGTTGCGGTCCAGGGGTGCCCCACATCGAGGGCAGAGGTTGTCCACTTCTGCCGGTTCACCCGGAATCCTCACCCGCCAAGCAGGATCGAATGAAACCAGACAACCGGGCATCCGGCATATACGGATCTTACTTGTTGGCTGCTCAGAAGTCCCGATAATGATGTCCGTTTGACCCATTCTTAGCTCGCAGGAGCGGCCGCGGCCTCAGCCGTCTTGGGGGCCGGACTACGCCCCTTCGTCTTGCTCTTGTTGCCGGATTTCTTTTTGGCCTTGGGTGCCGGGGCTGCCGGAGCCAGTTCGGACGCCTTCACGTGCTCTTTCTTTTTGGGCTGATGCGTCTGGGGCCCCTGCTTGTCCTTGTACTGCTGAAGGGCCACAATGGCCGCCGTCAGGATCGGCCCCGGCCGGAAGAAGGCGTACAGGTCGGGGAAGTCGGCCACGGTCCCGTCGGCAAAGACCGGTACGTTGTCGCTGTTGAACCCGATGGGCCGCACAGGGTTCTCGCCCGCATCATGCCGATTGTTGAACCAGTGGAGGGCTCTTTCCAGGTCGGCCTTGTTGGTTCCGAAAGCGGCCCGCAGTTCTTTCTCATCCCGCACCGGCAAACCGCTGGCATGCTGATAGGTGCCGTTGGGGCACAGGACGATGTGATAGCCGCCGTCAATCCACGACATTTTGTCCACCTTCACAATCCCATGGTCCCGGGTGTAGATTTCCTGCCCAACTTCTTCTTGCTGTGTAGCCATAATTTTCCTTCCTTATTCGTCTTTGAGATACCAGATTTGCCCCGGACCTTTCCCGATCCGGTCAGCGCCATAGACGGCCTGCAATGCCTGGCGAACCCCGGGGTACATGGGGTCATCCAGGTCGTGACCGCAAAGCAGCTTCGTTGTTTTGGGGCCCCAGGCCATCAAGTCAGCCAAGAACGCCTCTTCGGCATGGTCGCCATCAATGAAGGTCATTTCCACTTGTGAGGGAATAGCCGGATTATCCGCGGCCTCCACGCTCGGTTTCTTCACCACGGTGAGGTGCTTGAAATGCCCCACGTTCTTTAGGAACTCCCCCATGAAGTCGTCACCGGGCTTGAGGCCCAGGCTGGGGCTGCAAAACTTGGACCAATCGCCGCCGAAGGTGAAAGGGTCCACCGCGTAAACTTTGCCGCTGTCGCCGTTACAGGCGGAGGCCAGAACAAAGGTGGACCGGCCCTTGAAGCAACCGACCTCCACCACGGACTTCATGGTCTTGGCCTTCTCGTAGAGCCATTCAAGTTCCGGCCGGGTCATCCAGCCCGGTATCCGTTCGGCCTTGTCCACCGGGGTTTCGGGGAAGTCGTAACCCATAAGTTCGTAAATTCCCCAGGTCTTGATCGCTTTCTTCAGTTCCACCACCTTCTGTTCGGTGTTGTAGAGGTAATGATGATAGAAGAAATAAACCCCCTGGCGAACCACCCGCCCTTGAGTATCCCGAACTTCCTTGAAACCGTTTTCCTCAAGAAGTTCTTTAATCCGCCGGAACTTGAGGCCGAACTTGGCGATGTTTCGGCTCAGAACATAGTCGTCAATCAGGTGGGAGCGTTCGACGACGGCGCTCCGTTGCTCCGCCACCGTGGGGAAAATGTTGGCGATAGCCTCCTGGGGAGTGAGGTCATCCAGGGGGCGCCAGAGATCCACGCAAAGATTGCTGGCGACGGCCAACCAGTTTCCGGAACCGATGTGGCGCCCGTCCCGTTCAAAGAAGCGGTCGGATTTCCAGCGCACCGGTGCAAAATCACTCCAGAAGTGCCCCACGGTGTCCCGGGGGAGCATGGCCGTCAGGTCCGGGGTGTCCGGGTGAACCAGCGTGTCGGAGTCGATGTAGAGGTTCCAATCGTTCCCCATCTTCTGCGCGAGCTCGAAAATTTGCAGTTTCTCATAGGTAAGAGGCCATTCCGGGAACTTGCGCTCGGTAATGGTATGAATCCCCGCCCCAATTTTACGGGCATACGCCTCGATCAGCGGATAGGTTAGGTCCGTGATTTCCGGCGCATACCCGTTCAAGTTGAGGGTAAAGATTGTCTTTTTCGGGGCCATAACTTAACGACCCACCATTTCCATGTTGAGGACTACAGCCGCCGGAGCGACCGCGGAGTCCATTTCCACCAGGGCACCGGCAGCACCGGCGCCAGTGACGGTGTGGGTCAGGTTGGCCAGGTTCGCCGGGGTGTCGCCGGTGAAGGCCGGAGCATTGTGCGTCAGGTTGGCGATGTTGGCCGGGGCCGGTACGGCCGCCGCGGCCACACCGCCTGTCGTGGCGTTGCCGCCAGTTATGGTTACGGCATTGTTGGCAGCCACAACCAGATTCGAGCCATTGACCCCAATCCCATCAACCATAGCCACGCCATTTGCGACTACCAGGTCATGGGAATGGTTCGCCGGGGCCGGCACCGCGATGTTGACGTGGTTGGCCGGGGCCGCCACGTTACCCGTGGGAGCCGGGAGAGCGATGTTGACGTGGTTAGCCACGGCGATGGACCCAGCGCCTGCACCGTTGAAGATCCGGATTTTGTGGTTCGCCCGGTCGAAGTGATAGATGAAGCCGTTGGCGGGCTGCTCAAAGTAGGCCCGCTTGATGGCGAAGTGAAACCCGAATTTACCCAGGGCCGGCATGGGGACGCCCAGGGCCGGGTAGGTGAGTGCGCTATTTCCGAAGGCGACGACGGGGAAAGTTCTGATCCCGATGCGCCCGTCCGGAGAACGGTCAACGTCCTCCTGATTCAAGGTGACGGTTACATTTGCAGAAGTTAAAGCAGCCATAAGCCTCTCCTTTGATGTTGGGAGCCGGGCGGCTTAGACCCGGCCCCTTCCCTTTAGAGGTTATTAGGTGGCGTCGGCCTCAACCCACAGAGGCTGAGCCGCGAAGTTTTCGCCGCGATTCTGAATGATGAGAATCGGCTGGAAGTCGCCAGCGATGGACTGGCCGCCAGTGGCCGCGGTGGTGATCTCAATCACCACCTGCTCCCCGGCCTTGTAGCTGTTCGGGGGGGCCGGCGTGGGGGAAACATCCCCGATGGTGACGGGCACCCGGCGCATATATTGCTTGCCCAGAATCGAGCCGTTCACCAGCACCATGGTATCCAGCGCCTTCTTGTCGGTGATGGTCACAGTGAAGGCGTTGTCGCCACCACCGTTCAGGGCCACGGTCGCCAGGTTGGCGGCGCCACGGTAGTTGATACCGGCGTTGACGATTTCAACGGTGACCACCAGGCCCGCATTGACGCTGGCGACCCGGAGGATACCACCGGAGGCCCCCGCCTGGGTCACAGAAAGCAGGTCGCCCACGGCGTATCCGGTCCCCGCCGCATTACCCAAAACCGCCGTCTGGATGGTCTTGGTGTAGCGGTACAGGGTCAGGATGCCTTCAACGGTTTGGGTATCGTAATTGAAAGTGACCGTGGGCTTGTAGCCCCAATAGAGCACGGCCCCGGGCATAAACATATCCCGGGTCATGATTGCCCCAGCCCCCGCTTCCAGAGCAAGGGCAGTGGTTTCGGTCGCGGCCATATGTACCCGGCCAATGGAATGGACTTCTTCTCCGTACATCATAGAACTATCCTCCTGGGGGCCAAGATCGCCCCGATGGATTACAGGCTCAGAATCTTGACCATCTTGGCCTTACCGTCGCTGGCGCTGTCCCAGACCGGACCAAACGCATAAATGCCCCACCAGGCCATCGCCTGCATGGTGCCCATGCGGCCACCGTAGTTCGGGTTCAGGCGCAGGTGCGGGGTAACGGCCTCGATGCGGGCCACGGCCTCGTCACCGAAGATGCAGGCTTCGCCCAGCACCGTGGAAACCCCGGAGAGGTTGGAGAAGGCCATGGACCGGTTGATTTCCACCCACTTGATTTTGTAGGTTTCGCACATTTCCCCTTTGTAGAGGAAACCGCCTTCCCGCATGTGCTGTTGCCACTTCTCCACCCGGGAGTCCAGGAGCAACTGTTCGATGTTCTTGTTGCAGGAGAGGGCAACATAGTGCTCGCCGGCACCCTTGCTCCCCTTGTAGAAGGGGGTGTGGATGGTGTCCCGCATATACGCGGAAATCAGCTTGGCATGGTCGGCGGTCATCGCTGCAACGCCGATGGCGCCGGCCGCCCCGGTTACGCTGAAAACCCCGCCGGTCTGGCTGGTGGGGGTGAAGACGATCTTCACGTCCGCGGACAGGAACCCGTCACGGGCCGCCTCGGTGTCCAGGGACCGCTCCAGGGAGGACGCGAGCTCCTTCCGCATGATGGGGTCGGGCTTGAACTTGTTCAACTCCTGGAGCTTGGCCGAAAAGGTGAGGCCTTCGCCATGCTCGGTCAGGGTCAGGGCCCGGCTCCCGAAGCTGAGCATCCGCATCGGAATCTGGCCTTCTTCCTCAAGGCTTGCGTTCGCGGCATCCGGCAGGCGGTTGACGTGAAAGAGGTTGACGGTTTCGCCGGCGTTCTTCTTGAAACCGAACCCGTGGTCGTGGGTGTACTGGACGATTTTGCACTCACCCAGGGCCACTTCCAGAATCTGGTCGGAAATCTGGTGGTTCGCCAGGATTCCCGCACCAATATCACTCCAAAGATGGGCATCAGCCATAATGGTCTCCTAGTGCGACTGCGCCGCTAAAATCTCCTGCATCGAACGCTGTCGCGGCTTTTCATCCGGGATGGTGCGAGTTACCCCGCGCTCCAGGATGGCTTGTCTATCTTGGTGTTGTCTGGCGGCTGCCCTTTCGGCATCCGTCATTTCGATTTTTTTACCGAGTACCTTGCGGACCCCTTCAGAAGCCCATTTGACTTGCTCCTCAAACGGCAACTTTCTGACTTCGTGCTCCTGGTCATAGGCAAGTTCGTTCACGAAGGTATCGAAGACTCTGGCATCAGCAGACCCAGGGGTCATGTCCAACCCGAATTTCGACGCTGCAATTTGCTCCGCTTCGGCCCGAGTGGCCGCAGCTTCATCAGCTTTGGTCTTCTCGGCGCCTGCGGCCTGAGTGGCGGCCTGTTTGTCGGCCATCCTTTGTTCAGCCCGGCGGGCGGCCTCCTCGATGATTTCCTCGGGGTTAAGCGCCGTGCCGGCCCAGGCCTTGGCTACTTGGGCGTCATAATCGTCTGGATAGACTACTGCTCCGGTTTCTGGGTCCGTCCCCAAAGGGATAGCCCCTATTTTCTTGATGGCCTCGGCATATTTAGCTTCGATCTCAGGTTGTGCACCGGCAACCTTGGCCGCACGTTCAGCTTCAGCAGCGGCAGCTTGCCTCTCGGCTTCAGCCGTCCGAAAGGTTTCCAGTTCTTTTTCGGCGGCTTCCCTGGCCTCTTTCTCCCTTGCGGCGGCTTGGGTCGCTTCGGTCATCTTGGCCGCAGCTTCCCGTGCGCCTTTTTCGGCTTC